CATGTTTTTCTTAATCCTCGTAAACATCTAGATATATTAGGTGCTTTAATATTAAATGAATTTGCTGCTTCTATAATAGAAGACCATTCTTTAATTAATATACCTTGTTTATCTAATTGTAAAATTTCTGTTTTTGAATTCCATTTTATATTGTATTTATTAAAAGAATCATTATTATATCTAAATATTAAGTTATTTACGGACTTTAATTTGCCTTTGCAACAACTTGAAATATGTGATTTCTGCACATTTAAATATTTTGATGCTTTTGTAATACTTTTAAAAGAGTTAATTAATTCTCCTTTTAAATTAAATACATTTATTAATTTGGAATTAGATATACCTATTTTTTCTAACCATTCTTTAGATTTTTTTCTACCTTTAAATGCTTTAGACAATTTTTCTCTAGTTTCTTGAGTTGGAATATATCCATACATTCCTTCTCCTCCATTAGTATGATTCAATAATTCTATTCCAAGCATTTTAATATTAGATATCCAGTATTCTTCCCAAAATTCCCAATCATCTTCAACCATATCCATCAATTTTATAATTGGTTTTAAATTTTGAGATTTAAGTGATTTTATCCAACTGGATTTTCTATTTATAGTTTTATCTGTCATATGACCAGACAATCTTTTTTCTAAAGTTTTAGTTGTTTTACCTAGGTATTTAATATTATTATTTCTAGGATCAAGTAATACATATATATTTGTTTTCATATAAAATTTCCCCTGTTTCGAGTGATATTATCACCCTACTCTCCTTCGAGATAGTCGTTGAACCTTTTTCTTGTATAATTACTTATACGTAGAAACTTGGCTGCATGTTACCTAATATGTATACTTTTTACAACCTTCAAACCTATTTTTTCAAATTATTTTGTGGTGTATACATCTTTAAGGTTTTCTTGCAATTTAAGGGATTAGGGCTAGACATTTTGTTTACCCTTTCTTTATTTCTCTTGCAGTTCTAAGTAGGCTGTCAACATAAGCCGAAAAACTATCCAACACGACTGTTGTAATTTCCGGTATTTTTGCGAATTCTATTAACTTCTGATATGTTTCTTGCCAATCTTTGGGAGTTGAATAATGTTTAAACTTATTTACAAATGGTAATGGTTTGTTTTCAATATTTATGAAACCAGTACTTTCTACTGGCATATTGCGAAAAGCCATTGTTTTACCTTTGCCTGACATTCCTACTATAGCAAATTGATATATTTGGTTTGCCATAATAGTTTTTAAAGTTTAAAAATGGAGACTGCGTTTAGTAATAACTAGCACAGTCTCCTGTGTGTTAGTTACTATATTTCAACAAGGACACCCCTGTTGAAGAAGTCACGTAATATTTCGTAACGTTTGCCTTCAATTTTTACATACTCATATCCAGTAAATGGATCAATCTTTATAGAATATTGCTCAAAGCCAACTTTTACGAAATTAGAGAAAACTCTTACTTTTCTCTTAGGTTTTGTCACTTTCGGAAGTGAAATCGTAATATCAATTGTCATTTCTTTTTCTTTTGGTTTTTTTTGAACATTTAAGAATCGTTTGTACCAATTGTGTTCTTCTAACAAACGAGCGTGTTCTTTTACTTTGACTACCTTATATGGTACTATATTTGATATTTGCATAATTAAAAATTTAGTATATTGTATGGATCTACTTCGTCAATTCTGTTATATTTTAAGTTATTTTCAAAACTCAAAATTTTAGGTTCACCCTCTCTATTCTTTAAAAAATGCATATAGATTATGTTTTTGACGGGTAATTTTTTGGGCCCATATTCTTCTATGCCTATAATTTCAGGGCGATGTAGTACTATCACATAATCGCTGGTTTGAAATAATGAATCACTACCGAATATATCTCTTCGCATTGGATAGTGCATGCTAGGATTATTTACTCGATCTTTGTCTTCTATTTCTCTATTCAATTGACTTAACTGTATGATGGATATTTTACCATACTTTTTACGTTCCATAAACATTCTTTGTAAATTTGATATAACTTCTCTTTCACTTTCGCCATTTTTGCCTTTAGTTAAGAGAGTATGATCTAATATTACTATTAACCATTTATGTTTACACATTTCAAGTTGTTGAAAAGATATTATTGTATTCCTTATTTCCTCAACGGTACCTGGGCAATCTACATAATAGATAGGGTATCGTTTAATTTTATCAGCTTGTTTGATGACTTCATCAAAGTCTATATCAGACACTTTGTAAGTGTCGTCAATGTTGGAAGAACTGTACAGTTCGGATGTTGTCTTATTTAATTTATAAGACAATTTCCTCCCTACTTGTTTGGCTGCCATCATTTCAAAATTGAAATTTAGCACCACAAAGTCTTCATTAGTATTTAACTCAAATAAATCTGTTTCTAAACTGTTAGCAAATGATGACTTACCACTACCACTAATACCACAAATTGAATAGATTGCATTTGGTTCAATTCCACCCATACATTGTCTATTAAATTTTGGCCATCTAGTACGTAACGATTTAATTAAACCATGTCTTCTATTGTTGATATAGTTTAATATCTCATTTGTTGCATCAGAGATATGTTTTATCTCTAATAATTTATTCAAGTTCGGTTCCATATTTTACATTACCATTGGGTAATTTTTGCATTTCATCTTCATATGATTTCCATGCTTCAGTAGATAACCATTTAGTCATTCTTACCATGAATTTCAATGATCCATCTTTTGTTCTTTTATCTACCTCAAATTTTAGACATTTGAGTATATGTTGATGATCTGCTTGGTTATTGTGAGTAACCTTTATATATATCATTCTACAAGTCTTTTGATCTGTCCTTAGATAGTCAACAACACCGTCTGTACGTATTACACTAGACGGATAAGTTTCTAAGAACTCCTCAAATATGTCATCTACTTTGAGTAGTGAATTTAATTCGTGTCCTATCTTACACATACTATAATCATATGAATTCTGTAGGAAACTTGTAGATGTTAGGTATTTTAATTCGATTAAATGTAGGAAGATTCTCTCAGAATCGTCCTTACTTAAATTTGCTCTTAGGAACGATAATAGTAAATCAAATTCTTTGTTTTTGATTAAATTAATTACAAAGAATTCATTTGGTGTCAACTTGAGTTTCTCTAGTAACGCCACTGATAATTCCATTATCATGTTTTTGGTCCTTTAAATGGCCATGGCCAGTATACCTCGAAATACCATTCAATGATATAACATAATATAATACCTGTCCAAAATGATAATGCCCATATTATTTCCTTTAAAATAAACATAATTGTGGATTAATAATTTCATCAATTATCTTTTTAGTCTCTTTAATATAATAACCATAATCTATGTTATAATCCTTAATATCTTTTATTTGTTGGTTATTATTTAAGATCGTTATTTTCCTATTTACACAATAGTTTATATATTTATTATTTGCCTTATCAACTTTATATAGTGTACCACCATTAGTTGATATATAAAATCTTATGGTTTTCTGTAATTCTTCTATATTGTGTAAATTATCTTTTAATGTATGAAACTCATTCACAAATTTGTTATCTGTTTTCTTCGCTATACAAAAATTGTTTATATCTGTCTCATCATATATAGTAGTTTCTATTGGTATTTTATTAACAAATAGATTATATAATGATTTTGATATAATAAGTTTGTCTATACCTTGACGTAAACTTAGATTATTATATTGTGTGAAGTCCCCTTTCTCTTTTGTATTATTATATTCTTTTATTACAATATAATTATTAACATCTTTACGTATATATTTATTATATTTTGTAAATTCTAGACTAAAATTTGTCTGTTTACTCCATTTATCACATATTTGCATATAATAATATAAATGAGTATAGGTTGGTAATAAAGTAATTAAACCATCTGTATTAGCAGAAATTACTTTTAATCCAGATGAACTTAATTGTTCAATTAACATTAACATATATAATTGACCATTAATTGTTACCCTTAGTCCTACTAATGGATCATATAACCAATGATGTTCATATAAAGTCTTACCAAATACACTATTTAATAGTATTTTTAGTACATATGTTTCAGTTTCTTTACCTAATTTTTTAGCTTCGAGTCTTTGATCTATAATTTTTTTAAATAAATTAAGAAATAATTTACTTAAATGTGCTGGATATAAATTATTATTTACCATTAATGTTGGATACATCGATGCAATATCACAATCTACTATTAAATTATCATTATTTTTAGTAAATATACCTGGTTTATCATCAGAATGTATACCACCTATGCCTAATTTGTATTTTATACCATTAAATATTATATTTTTATTAAAGAATGGTTGATTCTTATACCACACTTGTGATCTTATCTCTTTAAGGAAGTCTTGTAGTATTGGTGTTTCAAATTTGATATCTGGGAATACGATGTTCTCATAATGTATAATCTTTCTTTCAGTACGCATTTCCCTTAAATCTTTAATTGCTATACCTGATTCCTCACTATACATCTTCTATAATATTCTATTAGCCATACCACTATCTGATTCACTCATTAAATCTAAATGATATAATTCACCTACTTCCCATCTTACATTTATATCTTTAGATAATTTATGGTATAACTTTTCTGTTATATCAACATCATTTAAATTATAGTGATATATTAAATCTACCTGTTCATCAGTTATTGTAGAATCTATTTTTATTGGTAGATCTTGTATTAATGGCCAATTAAGATTAACCGCTACTAACTTCAAGGATTTGTGTTCAATATTACCTATTCTCATTAGATCTACTGATTGGAATGGTAATCGATATTTATATTCTGTACTATTTTCGTTTATGATAGATAACATGAAATCATAGATATTCTTTGTTAAATCTTCTATAGTTAAGATAGTAAACAAATTGTAGTTTAAGAATATATAGTTTAATATTTGATTGTCAAAGTATTTATTGTTGTATCCTACTAACCATTTCCTCTTGTTTAAATTAAGGAAATCATATAGTTGGTTAAGACTATTATTTGAATTCTGTTCGTTTTGGTAACTATGATATATTATGTATGTGGTACCTTCTTTATTTTTTACATCTCTAAATGTGACGCAAAAATAGTTTATAAAGCATTCTATGTCATATATGTATATCATCGTTTATAATAATGTTTGTGCCATTTCACAGGCAAGACTATCATCTAACATATCTAATCCAGCAACTGGATGTTGATAATTAAGTTCATAATATTTTTTAATTTCTGGATTTTTTACATTTTTTAATTCAATATATAAAATTCCATTTTTATCTTTTACAAAATTACCTTCTACATAATCATTACTATCATATGCTTCTTGTAAAGTTTTATATTTTTCTATAGAAAAGAAGTCATCAAATGTACCACGACTTTTATCTTTTCCAAATAAATTAATTTTTGTGTATATCATAAAATAAGATTTAATTAT